AAACTTGACGGTGAATTTGTGCCAAGCGCAATCAAGTTTAGAAACCTTTGCAATAGCGGACCTGAAATTCCCGTTAAGCCATTGGTTCAGATTGAACGCAAGAAAACGCTGCATGAGCAAATCGAAGCCGATAGGGTCAAAGCCGAAGCATTGGCAAAACTTGCCGACTTGAAAAAACAGTTTAAGGGCGAAGCATGAAAGTTCTGCCCATTAACACTTTTGAAACCGAACCTTGGTTACTTGAAAAACACTATGCCAAGCGTATGCCATCAATTTCGTATGCGTTTGGCGCTTACATCGATGACCAATTGATTGGCGTAGTGACATACGGCACATCAGCAAGTTCTACCCTACGCCAAGGCGTATGCGGAAAGAAATGGGAAGAAAATGTAATCGAACTAAACCGCCTTGTTTGCTTGAACAAAAAAAACATTGCATCGGAATTGGTCGCCAAATCAATGGAAATGTTGCCCAAGCCCGCAATTGTGGTTTCTTACGCTGATTCAGAACAAGGCCACATAGGTTATGTTTACCAAGCCACAAACTTCATTTACACGGGCCTAAGTTCAAAGTTTAAAGACCCGCGTGTAAAAGGCTTGGAACACTTGCACCATACAACCTTTGCGCATGGGATGACCAACGCCCAAGTAATCGAAAAGTTTGGTGAAGAAAATGTTTATTTTGTCGAACGGGCGCGTAAACATCGTTATGTATATTTTGTGGGCAGCAAAACCCATAAACAGAAATTGCGGCGTGAACTAACCTATCCCGTATTGCCGTACCCCAAGGGCGAATCTAAACGCTACGATGCGGGCGGCATTGTCAAAACACAACAACTTTTATTTGCATGACATACGAAACGGCTATGAGAATCCTAGACAGGGTGCGCGAAGGTGTGCATTACCCGCAATGGGTAATTCTCAAAGCCTTGGAATTAACTGGCGATATTGATGGACATGGAACACTTTAAAGATTGTGAAGCGCGGGAATGGGTTGCGCGTTTTCGCAAAAAGCAACTGGAAGAAGGAAAGGGCGAAGCAATTGAATGGTGGAACAAGATAATTAAAGACATTGCCAACAAACGCGGGCAAGCAGCCGCTGATGAATTAAAGCAAAGAATGAATACAGTAAAGGATAAAAATGCGATACGCCGCAAGGGTTGATGCAAACCAAACACAAATCGTTAGTGCCTTGCGCGCCGCGGGTGCATCGGTATGGATTATTAGCCTACCCGTTGACTTGTTGGTTGGCTATCACGGTCACACATTCTTGGTAGAAATTAAAAGCACAAATAAAGCGCGTTTGACGGGGCTACAAGCCGACTTCTTTGAAACTTGGCACGGTGGGACACTTTGCCGCATTGATAGCCCTGAAGCCGCACTACGAATGATTGGGGTAATCTAATGAACGCACCTTACAAAGCCGTTGACTACATCATTGAAAACGCGCCCAAGTACGCCAAAGCAAAAGCCGAACGCATTTACTTGGAAGAATTCCGTAAGACCAAAAAAGCGTTGCTAATGAAAGACGCGATGCAAATGGGTTACGAAAGCGCGGCGGCACAGGAACGCGAAGCCTATGCGCATCCCGAATATCAGGAATTATTGCGCGGGTTAGCCGTTGCCATAGAAACGGAAGAAGCCTACAAATGGACTTTAACCGCGGCTACTTTAAAAACGGAAATATGGCGCACCGAATCGGCTAACGAACGCCAAGGCATAAAAGCAACAGAATAATCAACAAAGTGTTGAAATGTGTATTAGCCCGCTTATAATCCGTGTATGCCGTTACATCACGGTCTAAACGAAAGCAATGCAATGTGGCCTTTTCCCCCATTTCCAAACCCTAAAGACAAGGGTAACAAAGTTCCTAAGTTCAACCCCGACAACTTTGAAGATGCACCACTATGAACGACTACGAATTTACCTTTAACGCGACAACAGGCGCAGCGGGCGAAACTGTTACTTGCCTTATGTCATACGAACGCGATGAACATGGCCCGTACTTTGAAAACATTGAAACCGTAAAGTTTGAAGGCGTAGAAGTTACGGGCTTAATTTCTGAAGAACAATTTGCCGACCTAGAAATGGTTGGCGTTAACAAATTGCGGCAACATCTTGCAGAAGAAAAAGATAGGGCGCAAGAACCATGAGTAATAAAACAATTTATGCGGCGTTGTTTGCAATGCTGATTGCCTTTTGGGGTTGGGTAATTTTTATAACAAAGGGCGCAATATGATGCCATCGATTGATTTGGGCGCGACACATTCAACCCATAAGTTCAAGTTATGCACCAAATGCGAAACCGCTAAACCGCCCGAAGGCGGGATAGAAATGGGCGCTAAATGGATTTGTCAGATTTGTTGGAATAAACGAATCACGGGTAAAAATCTACAGCAAAACCGCAAAAATGCGAAAAAGAACTAAGCGCAAGATTTGGGCATTGTTAGACCCAATAGCCCATAGCATTGTTGGGGCATCTTACACACCGCGGCAAACTTTGGACAAACTGCGGCTAACCGAATATGCCGCTTTGGAATCAATCACAAAAGGCGTTGGCACAATTCAAGATTGGCGAACATTGGTGGATGTACTAAACCTTTCTGAAATGATGGCTAAAAACGGGGTTGGCCCTGAAGTATTGCCAATATGCCAAAAAGTACAGGAAAGCCTACATAAAGCCGCCTTGCGCTATCAAGAAACCATGCAAATGGGTTTAGATGGTCTTGGCATCCAAGCCGTTAGGGATTTGTTGGAATATGCCGATTTGCAGCAGGGAAGCGTAACCCGTGCGGAATTTGAACGATATGTGCAAAAAACACGGGATTACATAAAATCAAACGGTAACTTAGTGGTCGAAATTGAATGAGATTCCCAAAACACCAATACATCCGTAGCCAAACCTTATTGCGCAACGCCCGTGCAATTCCATGCCAATATTGCGGCGCTGATGATGGCACGGTAGTAGCAGCACATACAAACTGGCAAGGCGGGAAAGGTCGGGGCATCAAAGCCGATGACAACTTAATTGCAAGCCTATGCCATCATTGCCACATGGAAATTGACCAAGGCGGTAAGTTAGATAAATCGCAAAGGCAACAGATTTGGCTTGCGGCACATAAAGAAACGGTGCGAAAATTACAGGCATTGGGCTTATGGCCCGTTGATGTTCCAATACCCGAAGGATTATGATGGTTAAATTTCGTGCTGAAGCGGTTAAAACCGACCCCGTAATGCAGTTTGTAATGTGCCTACTGCATAGCGTCACAAACGCCCACATCCTACATTTTCAAAGCCTGAGTTACTCACAGCACATGGCCTTGGGCGCTTATTACGATGAAGTAAGCGACTTAGTAGATGGCTTTGTAGAGGCGTTTCAAGGTAAGTACGGGCTACTGACTAAGTACCAATCCGATTACCAACTACCCGATAGCAACCCCGTTGTTTACTTGACCTACCTTAAAGATGAAGTAGCAACCCTGCGCCGTATGCCCGAATTCCCCCAAGATAGCGAATTGCAAAATGAGGTAGATACCATTGCTAACCTTATCAACAGTACGCTATACAAACTGCGATTCCTAGCCTAATGCCATCAGTACCCACTAACAGTAAGTGTTCATCATTAGGATGTAAGAACCCTAGAAGTAAGATAAACACCTACTGCTTAGAACACGGGGGCATAGACAACATGGCAAGGCGGGAAACCGATAGCGCCTACCAAACCCCGTTATGGAAAACAATTAGGGCAGCACAAATTAGCAAACAACCCCTATGCCAAGGTTGTTTAGCGCGTGGGATAGTGACAGCAGCCAAACACATTGACCATTTGTTTGCATGGAAACACATAGGCGGGCAAGCCTTTTCACACAACATATTCCAAAGCCTTTGCCACAATTGCCATAGCCAAAAATCAGGGCTAGAAAAGCAAGGCATCTACAGGCATTACGCCCAAGGCGGTGTAAAAGACTACAGTAAGCATGACTATGCGTATATGTTGCATCAATACAACGCAGGGTTGGAATAGTAAGCCTTTTGGTTTCAAAAACTAAAAAATGTTGTATTTGCGCAAAAG